ATTGTCCATCACCGCTTTGTGCTGCTAAATTCGGTTCATCAAATGTGTAAGATGAAAAATTTGGATTTAACACCCGCAACCATAACACTACCTCAACTGGAGCTACATTAAGTTGCTGAGCTGAAGACAAAGGTGCTGTCACAAAACATCGAATACCCCACATCTGCCGCAATTTTCTCAAATTTTCTCCATTATCGGTTAAAGATTGTTTCTTGAGATAATGTACATAAGGTAACACAAATTTAACAGTTTGATGTGCTGAAGGATTAACTTGAAACCACCGCCAAGTGGAAGCGTTATAATAATTCTCATAAACAGGATCATTAACTGCTGGTATAGGATATACTGCAAATAATAACCTACCGTAATGAAAATTAGTACCATTAACTCTAACTTCTAATTCAAACGTTGGTCTCCAATATTGTATATGTTTTAATTTACAATACAATATAGTATTATAACAGTCTGGGATATACAATGGGTTGTGATTAGCAGCATCATTATATAAATATATTTGGGACCCCATTGTATGTGTACTTAGCCACGAAAATTTAGCAATTGGATAAGGTCTTTTTATAAAATTCTCTAAATCAACCTCCATAGATGGGGGCGGATATGATCTGAAATGGGGGTCAGAAGAATCTGGAGTGGAATCATGTACCTCTGAATCCTCAACAAATGTTGTTAATTTTTGTTGATATGTAGTTTGATCAGAATTCTCCTCTCCAGATTGTGCCATTAAATTATAATTTGAATCAACTCTAACTATAGGACAAGGCTCCACATTAGACAAAATATGAACTGCTTGTGAACATTGACGATAAGCTCTTACATAATTTAAAAATGTTCGCAATGATTTTCTACAATACGGGGTGTTGCGCAAAACAGTAAGATAATACTGCAACTGATTAAGCAACATAGAAAAACAAGTATCAATGTCTTCATAGTCTGTAATATCAATAGCAATATCTCCATCTCCGCTTTGTGCCAAAAGTTTGGGTCTACCTCGCATTCTAAAT